TCTTTCTGCTTCTGTAAGTCCCTTAAACGATTTTCTTAATGAAACTAAGGTTTCTCTAAAGGGTTTCATTGTACCATCTGCATTAGATGTTTTAATGGTATAGGTACCTAAGTTCTTTCCTGTTACCTCAATGGTTCCACTGAGCTCCGTCATCATCTTTCTAAGTGCTGTACCTGCATTAGAAGCTTTAACCCCTGAGTTAGCCATTAACCCAATTGCTAGTGCGGTATCTTCAACAGAGTAATTAAATGCACCTGCTACTGAACCAGCGTAGGTAAAGGCTTCACCCATCATTTCAATGGTCGTGTTGGCACTTGTTGCTGTACTAGCTAAAACATCTGCAAAACGTGCTGACTCACTAGCTTCCATCCCAAAAGCACTTAAGCCATCAGTGATAATATCACATACAGCTGCTAAATCTTCCCCTGTGGCACTAGCTGCTGAAAGAATCCCTGCTGTACCTTCTAACATCTGATTGGCATCCCATCCTGCTAATGCCATATATTGCATAGCTTCACTTACTTGTGAGGCACTCCATGCTGTAGATGCGCCTAGTTCTTGCGCCTTACGTTTTAATTTGAGTAGTTCTTCTCCTGTTGAGCCTGATAGAGCTTGCACCTTAGACATAGAGCTATCAAAATCCATTGTTGCTTTAAGACTGGCTGTGCCTACTGCTAATATGGGTGTGGTTACCCCTACTGTAAGAGCTGTTCCAATCCCTTCAATTTGTTTTCCTATCTTTTGAACATCTTTTCCTACTCGCTGTGCTTGCCTTGAATACTGTGTTAATGATTTTTGTGCTTTAGTAAGTGTGGGCGTAAAATTGTCTGTTAGCCTTAAAATAGCATCTACAATCTTTGCTATGAGGAATCACCCCCATAGAGTTGTTGCATTTCCTTCTGACGTTCTTCTATTTCACGCTTAATGAAACAACCTAATATTTTCTTTTCACCCAATGGGAGCCAATAAAACTCCGAGGGCTTCATATTTTTATATTTAAATAGTAAATACATGACTTGCATCTCATAGTCAGTATCTATTGCTTTTTTACTTCTTCCTCATCATCTGATTTATCATATCCAGACAGCTCAGTAATCACATTAGATAGCTCTGCAATTTCACCTGCTAAGAATAATTTTTTCACTAATTCTTTCGGTGTTACGCATCCAAAGTAAGCCAGTAATCTTTCATCTTTTAAACTAGGTTCTACCACACCATCAATAACGGTGAGCACTTGCATCTCGTAAAGGTTAATATTACGCAGACCACCTTTCTTATTTAAATCAATAGCTGAACGCTGAATATCAGCATATCTTTCACCATCAATTGCCTTACATTTAACAGTAAAGTTTTCTCCTAATACCTCTGAAAGTCTTGGCATCTCTACTTCTCTTGTAGGCATATCCATTAATTTTGATTTATCCATTTGTAATAACTTATCAATTAAACTCATGTTGTCCTCCTTAAATTGTATCTAATAAATCCCAATCACTAAATGTGAAACTTACTTGCTCTTCACCTAATGTTTTGGCTGCCCAGTTGGCAAGTGTTAACTCATCAAAAACTGCATCTTTAATCACTACACGTTCTGCTCCATTTGAATCAGGATCATCTAACTTTGAAATAATTGTGCAAACTGTTTGTCTGCCTGCTTTCATATCATCACTTAATTTCTTAATAAAATAAGATGATACTTTATTTAGTGTGATTTGACCTGTACATGAAAAACCAGTAATCTTCTGTGCTTTGGCAAGCCTTCTTGTCATATTGACATCTGCTTTTTCTAATGTCACCTTTGCTTCAAAAGCTGTGACTTCTGCCATGTAATCTCCATCAATCCATAGTTCGCCCCATGTTCCATTTAACACTTGATGTGCTGAAAAATTCTCCATCTGTCCTCCTTAATTTTGAGCATAAAAAAAGGCACTAATCGTGCCAAGCATTTTGATAATACATTATCTAATTATTATTTTCTGTTCTAATTTTAATCGCTTTTTCTATTTCTTTTTCATGTAATTTTAATTCTATAGCTTTTTTAGCAAAAGCACGACAAGTTGTCATTCCAAACCAAATATTATTAAATAACAATTGTGCTCTAAAATTAAATTCTGATATAGATTTATCATATAATACTGGTCCCCAATATTTATAATCCTCCCAGTAGTCTGCCTTAGCTTCCTTAGATAAAGTAGACAATAAATCTTCAAACTCTTTCTCATTAAATTCATAATCGATGTCATGTGCATATTGATTTCTAATAGTATTAACCTTATTCACAGCACCGTAATTATCATCTAACATTCCCATAGAGTAGGCTAATTGCAACTTTTGTTTAAACGTAGTTCCCTTTAGTACCCTTTCATCAACAATAGTCTCTGTTAGCATATTAATTAACTCTCTTTCAATATATAAGTGAGATTTCAATACTACTATCAACATTTCTTGGGACCTTGTATCAATTAAAAATTTTTTGTTATCTTCTGATACTCTCATTGAATGAGTCTTAAGTATTTCATCTTCTAATACCGCCACAATATCCACCTCCAAATCCAATTATAACTCAATAGATTAAAAATCATATATTCATTTGTAAAATAATGTTCTCAATCGCATCTAAAATCTTAATATTTGACGCTAAGAATACTTTATCTTTTGTATTATATTCTTTAAGCTGTTGCTCATCCAAGCTATCAATATCTACTCCGTTTGATTTTAAATAAGCTGTTTGACTATCTATATCAATATAAACTTTATTATCATATGAACTATCTAAAATACCATCTAATGCAAGCTGATCTAAATAAGTTTGAATCGCTGTTACTAAAAGACATTTATTATCATAGCTATTAGCATATTTACCTAAATAACTATCTTCTGCTACCTTTGCAATATCATCATGAATCATATGCATAACATCTACAATCTTAATCTTTTTAAAAGATTCTCCCTTATCTTTCGTTGTAGTTACTAAACTATTTACTGCTCTTGCAAGTTTAACTTTTTCTCCATCATGGTATAAAATCAGTTCACCATTATTAATAGCTTCATCCATTTGAATTTTGCTTAACCTATCAAAATCAACTACTTCACTTAATGGTGCAAATGTAGCTGAAATAGTCATTGGTGTACCTGCTAATAATCCTCCAATACGTGAGCAATATTCTGCTGTCGTATATGCCTTTTCATTGGTTACAATATTTTCACTTGTAAAGTTAATGATTCTCTCATTGTCCCCTTTACAATGTGGCAATACTGCTTTTACTTTCTTATCTAGTCCTTTAATCCATGTTGCCCATGTATTTACATCAGATTGTATAATTTCAGGAATAGCTACATAATCCCATTTAATTGATTCTAAATAACTCATGACATTAGTATAATCTTCATCTTCTTGCGGCATCACTACTGCAATAACTTTTTTAGGTGCTATTTGATAGCCCATTAATGCCAGTTTAATCTGATCTTGATTAAATTCACTTAACTCTGGATGAATATCTGCCACTGTCAAAATTTCATGATGCTCTATTTCATCCACACCACCCCTTAGTACCAAGGCCACAATGCCTCGTTCTCCTCTTTTAATCGCTGAGGAGGCAGTTTCTTTAAAATTAATAATCACCGAAGGTAATCCCATCTATTCACCTCTTTCTATCTATAAATAATCTCTTTTACTAATTCACCGTCTGACTCATCACAAACCAACTCATAATAATTAATATCAAATGTAAATTGATAAATATCTCCGTCCTCTCCTACCTTTTCAGTATTCGTTTCTTGGATTGTAAACCTCCTATTATCCACACCTAACACCTGTCCAAAAGCTACCTTAAGATCTTGCATCACTCGATAGTTCTTTAGACTTTCAGTCGTATTAGAGAAATAGCTGACTGTGATAAGTAAGTGCTCTTCTTTAATACTTTTGGTGTGGTTAATACTACTTACTGGCATAATGCCAATAAAAAAAGAAGGTGTTTTATAACCTTCTCTTACTTCATTTCCATATATAGGCACATCAGGGAATGCTTCCTTAACGACCATTGTTACTGCCTTTGCAATATCTTGATATAAAACCATCTATTTAAGTCCTTTTAATAATCTATCAACCATCTTTTCAATCTCTTTAGGAAATTCTTTTTGATATTCAAGGGCAGTCTGTTCTACCATAAACTTTCCACTTACTCGTTTTCCAGTATCTCTACCATTCTTATCAACTATTTTGTGTCCTCGTTCTACTAAATGAAAATGAGATGAAGTGGATCTAAATTCTACATAAAGATCTTTCCCTGCACCTTGTACTTTACTTACTCTATATGATTTCATTAACTTTCTTTTACTTTGTAAGCCACTATCAGGTGTTCTACGTTTTACCGAATTTCTAAATTTATTACCCATCTTAGTAAGAAGAATTTCTGATTCATATGGATAATTGGTTGCAATATAATTAAGTTTCTTTTGTAGAGTGTCTAAATCCTGAATCTCTAATCCATTAGTCGCCATCCCACATTTCACCTTTCCACGTTGCTGTCATTTCCATGTATGCATGTCGTTCTTCAATATCTAAGACTTGATGAATATAGAGTTTCTTGCCTTCATAGTTAATAAGCATTTCTTGATTAATTCCTTTATGATAGCGAGTTAATATTTTATAGGTAGTCTCACTACTTAATCTTTGAGCTTCTGTTTGTTGGTATCCTCTAATCGGCTCTAAAAAAGCCCATACTGTTTTAATTGGTACAGGCTTCTGTATAAGTTGTCCTATTTCATTTTCAATCTCTGAATAGAATATGAATATTATTCTTTTATTTAGTTTACCGCTGTCAAAATACATTTATTTATACTCTTTAATTTTTTGATTCCAATAAGGTTTAAATTCATTTTCCTCAAATAAGTTATTTAACTCCTTACAAATTGAGTATTGTTCCGTAAAGTAATTCTTACATTTTTGAAGTTCCTCACACATTTCATCTTCATCAGCTTGCTCAAGTTCATATTTTATAACCCCCATATAACGACTTAACTCATACCACATAACTTGTTCTTTGCTAATCGGTTTAGAATTAACCTCCATCTGAATATACATATATACCCCCGCTGAAAGATCAGCTAAACTCATTTTGTCGTTCTCATATAGCTTTTGAAAATATTTTGCACGCATTTCACTTCTAAAGTCGAAAAAAACTATTGCTTCTTCTGGACACTCATCTTCCAATTGTCGATAATCAACATAATGAACTAATTCATGTACAACTGTTGAAATAAATTTATCAGACTGAGTTGCTATCTTTGCAGATACTAGTATTTGATGTTTTTTGTGCTTACCAATATATTCTCCATTTATTTCTTTATCTTCTTCATCAGTTATCATTACTTGAACATCATCACAATTAACCTCTTTACTTACATAATTAAAAATAAATTTTTTAGCACTATTTACATATTCTTGTTGCTCCTCACTTAAATCATATGTCACTTACCATTCCCCCTAATATATATTTATATCAGAATAATATCATACTATAAAAGATATTCAAATTAAATTCAGGCTATACCTCCCAATCAAACTTTCCAACATACTATTAATCCTCAAATTAATTCGCTCATTAACACTTATTGTCCTGTTATCATAAAACTCCCCAACTAATACCAATATTGCAATAGTTAAATCTTCACTTCTCTCAAGTTGCTCCAAGCTCTGTCCCGTATATTTCACAATATAATCTTTAGCACCTTCCAAAATGGCTCCAATGAGTTTATCATCTTCATCACCATCTTGTCTGAGGTATTCTTTTACAAAAGGTACATCAATCTCTGATAATTTCATTATGCTGCCTTACTTCTAATTTTTGTTACATTTGCAACTGTCCCAAGTACCATTGCTTCACCTAAAGCCTTCTTAATATCTAGTCTCATATTAGCTTTAATGGCAATCTCGTCATTGATAAAACCATATTCAGTTGATTTTTGAAGAGATAATGCTTTTCTCTCTCCTACAATAAGTGCACGTTTCAAATCTCCAAAATAAATGGCTGTACCTGTGCCATCTAAATTAGTAATATGCTCATTAATAATAACTGGTCTCCCTAAAATAGTGGTTTGCATACCTACTGGTGAACCATTATAAGAATTAACTAAAACAGGTCTACCATCTGCAAATTTCATATCAGTTAATACCTTAGCTGTTTGGTCTGAAATAACCCAAGTAGCTGAACTTCTGTATCTAATAGGTAATGAAAAATAAATCTCTGTTAAAACATCAGGTGTCATTGCTCCTGTTAACTTTACTTCTTTTGCTCCATCTTCTGTACTAAAGCTATTTAACCCTTGTACATCGTATTCATTATTGCCTTTTACAATTAACTCATCTAGCGTCATACTATATGAATCTGATAACTGACGTAATAACTCACTTTCTAGGTTATAACCTGTATCATCTAGTGCCTCTTGCGAGAATGAAATAAGTGTGCCAAACTTATGAGCTTCTAATTTAATAGATTTAAAGTTTGCTACTTGCTTGCTGTATTCTGCTAGCTCTTGCATAGGTACAAATTTACCTAGTTTATTAGCTTGTACAGGAATCTGATGTTTACTGTTTCCAAAACGCTCATGACGTACTGCACCATATAAAGGTGATACATAAGCTAATTTATCTAAGATATAGTCTGCAAAGGTTGTCTTAGCAATATTTTGAGTTGATGCATTACCTGAGCCAATAGCTGAATCAGAAAAACTATGTGTAGCATCTCTTAATTCTTTTGTACCAATCTCAAGTTCTTGATCTGCTTTAAGTGATCTAATTTCATCTGAAATAGATTTATTTGTGTTTCCATTTTGTGTGGTTGAAGCTGACTTTTTAATGGTTGTCATTAAATTTCTTGCTTCTTCCTTAGCTTTGATTGTTTCATCAATCTGATTGATTTGCTCTTTATATTCATTAACCTCAGTTAATTCATCATTTGAAAATGCTCTTGTTTCGTTCTCAGCTTTTTCCATGATATGCTCAATCTTTTCAATGAGCTTACTTCTCTTTTCTAGTAATAATTTCATTCATATCTCCTTCTAGTCTTAAATTTAAGCAAAATAATAGACCCCTTAAGGAGTCTTGTTCTTCATTAACCACACCCATACATCTAACCAGTGCTTCTCTTTTTTGTAGCTCTCGTTAAACGCAGGTTCCTTTTCCATTTCATCAGGTCTACTTCTTTGCTCAATACCTTCTGCTCTCACTTGTACTGATGTTGCAATATAAGCTGGCTCAATAGTTAATAATGATACTTCCATTAAATCAATATCTTCTAGTGTTCTTCTTGCTACTGGCTGTTCTTCTTCCCAAGTATCACTTAAAGCTCTAAAACCAAATGACCATCCTTTCAAATTACCTTGCTGAGCTTCTGCAATAACATCCTTATCATGAATAATTGCTTTAGCAAATAAGCCTATATTATCTTCTCTTAGTTCTAACGTCTGATTCATAGTACTAGCCAGTTTACATCTCACATCATGATTGAGTAGCATATCTACATTATCTGTACGTTCTAAAGCTCTTTGAAATACCATTGGTTCAACCTTCTCAATAAACTTACCTTTTTCACCATACAGCTCCTTTGAATAGCGATCCACAGCATTCACATAGCCACTTATTTCTAAACTGCCATCATTTCTCACCTCAATTTGCACCTTTTATCACCTCCTTTCAGCATTCACACATGGTATTTCATCATTCTGGTGCATTTTGGTGCATATTTGCACCAATTTACTTCATTTTAATGTTTTCTTTACTTATATCTGCACCATTTTGCACCATATTAATATCAGATTGATTCATTTCTACTCCATCATGTGTAACTTTGGTATTTGTATTAGGCGTATAGATGCTTCCTGATGCAATATCCATCAAAACATCACCAAGATTTAGCTTTACAAAGTTTAAGGTTTCTATTTCATTTAAATCTTCTTCAAAACGTACTTCCGATGGTGTCATAAACCCATTTTTAAGTGCTATTTCATAAGCCTTAAAGCGTTTCTCAATATCACCTTTATTAAGCTGTTTGGTATCAAAAGCAAAGTAATATTTATCTTTTTCCTCTGTGGTCAATAAGCATTTATTTAATACCTTCTCAAACTTATTTAAAATAGGCATAATAGCCAATTTGACAAAAGCATCCCATACCTCTGCTGGAATACTTGAATCAAACATATTAACCGGTACATTAAAGAGCTTACAAATATCTGCATCAATAGCTGATTTACTTTCTATCATTTGCATTTCAGCTCCTGTCTGTTGCAATTCATGATAAGTAATCCCCTCATTTAAAACTATACAATCATTATTCTTTTCATAAAGCCTTTTCCATGCTTTCTTTAGCTCTGCAATAGCTTCTGCTGTAAGTCTTCGTGTACTTTGTAGTACACCTCTTTTGACACCACCATTTCCCATTGTTCTTGAGGTATATTCCATATTGTCTAAGGCTTGTTTTAAGATATCATTACATTCAGCTACAATTCCCGTACCCTCTACACCATTAGCGGTATTCTTAGTACATATCATAAAATGCTCAATACTATATGATTGACCTTCTACTAATACAGTAACCTCTTTTAAAATAGCCCCTGGTGAAAGTAATAGATTCACTTTGTTAGTTGGTAAATAATACAGCTTTTGTTTTTCTTTACTTAATCCTTGTCCATCTATAAATACATAACAAGCACCATCTAAAAGGTAATCCCTCACCATAGCTTTCTTAAGCTCATCACCTGTCATAAAGGCATTTGGTTCATCATTTAAAAGAAGTGTTCCTATATCTCCTTTTACCTCCTCCACACTGCCCTCATGTTCACGATATAGCTTAATTTCTGAGTTACCTATAGTATTTGCTATTAGCTCTACATTGGCATATACAGAAGGTAAACTAATTGCTTTTTGTCTTGTTACTGCTAGAGATGGTTTTTCTTCTGATTCAAGTAATAGATCCAATTGCTCAGGTGTTAAATCTACTGCCTGCTTTATAAATAATTCTCTTAATCCCATATCGCCTCCAATTAAAAAAACCGAACTACAAAGTCTTCTTGAAGCATCTCCTGTTCTTGTAGGTAAAGTGCATTAATCAGTGCTGCTACCATATCAATTTTGCCAGTTGATTTCTTCTTATTGACATATCTGTTCAGGTTCGTATCATATAAACACCTTGCATTAGCAAAGTTAATTTCTAATAAACGATTACTTTCGTAACCAAATTGCTCTGTTAAAACTAATTCTTCTAATAGTTTTGTAGGACTATGGAGCACACTTGAATGTTGCTTAATCTCTGTCGTTTCATGACCGTTATTTTCTAGTTTCTGTGCTGTACTCATACAGTTATATCTATCAAAGCCTATTCCAACTATTCGTACACCATATTTATTTTCTAACCCTAAGATAAAGCTTTCTATAAAACCATAATCCACTACATTCTCACCACAACTAAAGCAATTACCATTTCTTATCATTGCTCTATAATCAACCTTTTCAATTCTAGTCTTTTCATCAATCCTATCTGCTGGAATGAATGCCCATACATTAGCATAAACTTTGCCTGCTTCTTCTGTTACCATTGCTACTGAACAGTTATCTGTTGTCATAGCAAGGTCAATGCCTAAATAAACATTTCTACCACACCAATTAAATGGCTCTTGCAATCTACATTTTTTAAGTTGATCCGTTGGGATATATATTTCTCCAACGTTTCCATCCAACCAAATATTTAAATGCTTACACTTGAAAGAAGTTAACTTTGCGCCTCCCATTTCAAGTGCCTTTTTATATTCACTTTCTAGGTATTCTCTGCCATCTTCTAATGTACTTTGTAAAGGATTAGCTTTCATAAAGTTCTCTACTACCATTTCATCTTTCTCATCTAAGCTATAGAGCATAGCAAAGAGTTTTTCATCATCTACCACACCATCAATAACCTTCTTGCTATAATCAGTCCACTCTAGGAACGGATTCTGCGTATTTGGGTAACTGGTAGAGATTAATATTAAAAGCCTATTTTGTACGGACAACATACCAGAAGTCATAGATTCAATAAGACCACCATCTTTAGCCGCTCCTACCTCATCAATACAAGCTGCAGACACTCTTAATCCATCTGTTGTATTAAAATCACTTGATAAGGCTTTAAGCGTATTCTGATTTAATTTGCAGGTAATAACATCCCTCTTAATGTCAAATTTATCTCGAATGATTGGGCTACTTTCAAGAAGCTTTCTTGTTTCTCCATATACAATTTTGGCTTGATCTCTTGTATTAGCACAAAGATAGAACTCCGAATACTTTGCTTCAAGTATCATTAA